CAAAAGAACTTCAGGTAAACTAGTGGTTGATGCAGCAGGTAAAGGTAGTGAGGAAAAAGATACGATGCTAGCCCAACTAGCAGATGGAGAATTTGTTACAAAATCAAAAGCAGTAAGAGGCGCAGGTATTGCTTTAGGTGCAAACCCAAAAAATAAAAAACAACAAAGAGAATTAGGCGCAAGATTTTTTTATAAACAGATGGCAGACTTTGACAAATTGGCGAAAAGAATGGCATCCTAATGGATTTAATAAGGGTGTGGGAAAGTGAAGAGGTAGACAAAGTTTGGATTTTTGTTCAAAAGTACATACAAAGAGCATTAGATAGCTCAGGTGGCTATGCTGATCATGATCACATAAAAGATCAGATCAAAAATAATATGATGCAACTTTGGATAGCTTGGGAGGAAAAAGAAAAAAAAGTCTACGCAGTAGGAGTTACGGAATTAAAACAGTACCCTAAATATCGAACGATGAATTTTAGGATACTAACAGGAAAAGAAATGAGTAAGTGGGTGCATTTTTTAGAGTCAATAGAAAAATGGGCCAAAACACAAGGAGTAAAGAAAATGGAATATTATGCTCGACCTGGATGGGAAAAGTTTTTAAAAACAAAAGGTTATAAAAAAACACACGTGCAATTAGATAAATTTATAGGAGAAACAAATGAGTAGTGGCGGAGGCGGAGGAAGCGGTGTCCCAGCGGATACAACTAACATCCAAACAATTAGAGAAGCACCAGAGATTGAAGCAAGAAGACTTGGCTTAATGGATGCTGCAAGAGAGTTGGCAGTCAAACCAACTACTCCTCCAGCATTTCAAGTTCAACCAATGTCGACAGCTGAGACTGAGGCTCTTACTTTAGCTAGATCTGGACCTGCAGGAACACAACAGATGACAGATGCAGCATCAGCTATTCAAGGAGCGCAGACCGCGGCCGGTCAAACATTTAGTGCAGCAGATGTTCAAAACGCAATGAATCCTTTTATTCAAAATGTTGTAAATAGAATTGGAGAGAGTTATGCACAAAAAGAAGCTGATCTTGCAGCAAAAGCAGTTGCCTCAGGAAACTTTGGTGGCGGGAGAGAAGGTGTTGGTATAGCAGAATTACAAAGACAGAAAGCAGACACCCTTGGAAGCGTTTATGGTCAAGGTTTTGAATCTGCTTTAGGAGAATTACAATCTCAAAGAAACCTAGCTGCTCAAACAGGTTTAAGTGCTGGTCAACTTCAAGGTCAATTAGCAGGCACAGCTTTATCACAAAGAGAGCAACAACTTTCAGGATTAACTGGACTTGGTGGATTACAAAGAGGTATTGGTCAAGCTGGATTAGAAGCACAAAGACAAACAGAATTACAAAATATACAAGAGCCTTATCAAAGAGTTGCTTTTGTTTCAGACATTCAATCAGGTGTGCCATCAGCTTCTCAGGCGAGATTTACTCAACAAACGTCACCACAACCTAGTCCTATAGGTCAAGCTGTAGGAACAGGACTTGGAGCGTACGCAGCATTTGGCGGGAGGTAAACGATGATTAATCGTTTGCGAAGAAAAGTTACTAGTAACAAGCTTCAAAGTGGAGGTATGGCTCCATTTGAACAAGCTCCTTTATTTTCACAACAAGGATTAAGACAAAGAGCAGTACAAGCTAAAGGTTTATATAACAGATTACCAGGAGCAGTAAGAGGTCCTTTAAATTTTGCTGGTCGTGTTGTTTTTCCAAAAACACCTGTAGGTAAAGGTGTTGTTTACGGCGGAGCTGCATTAGGTGCAATGGGTGGAATAGAAGGATTAAGAAATGCATTAAATCCATCAGAAGAAACTATAATAAATAGAATAAATGCTGCAAATCCTACAAATACACAACAATTAATAATAGGAAAAGATACAAATGTTCTTTCTGGAGGCCCACCCGAATCATTATTGCCTCAAAATCCAGAAGTTGTACCAACAAAAAAAAGAACAATAGAGGATGATTTTCCTGGAATGACATCTTCAGAAATTATTGAAACAGTAGAAAATCAAGGTGACAAAACAGGAATTAAAATATCTCCTGACGCAATTATAGAAACTATTAATAACGCACAAAAAGAAAATCAAATGCTTGCTCCTGATAAAGTGCTTACAAATATTAATGAAGAGGAAGGAAGACCTAGCCAAGATATAATAGAACAAGATACGGTTACGGTTCAAAAAGATCCTGGGGGAGATGGTATAGTAGTAGATGATACAACAATTGATGATGAATACACAAGTAGAGATGAACAAGAACACAAAGCTAATCAATTGTTTATAGATGAATATTTTGGTCAAGGAGGAGATAAAAGTTTATTAGCATTGTCATTAGACAAAACAGTTGAAGATCTTATGGGCGATGATAGTAAAAAATCTAATAAATTACTTTTATTACAATTAGCTGCTGGGTTGTTAAGTAATAAAACTACACAAGGTGGTTTTAGAGGTTTTTTAGATGTTTTAGGTCAATCAGGACAACAAGTTATACCACTTGCTTTAAGTCTAGAAGCTCAAAGAAGAGATGATGAAATAGAACTTAAAAAGGCTTTGTTAGCCAATATGAAAAAAACTAATGAAACATCAAAGTTTTCTTTACCAGATAAAATAGCAAAATTCACAATGCCTGGAGATACACAAACTACAACAGCTAGAATAAAAACTGATCAATTTGGTAATATATTTGCGATGATGACTGACAGAGATGGGGGCAATCCAAGATATAGAAATGTTACAGATCTACCAATGAGAATATTAGATGCTCCAGATAAAGAAGATATATTATCTACTAATCAAAGAATTGGTTTAAAAACAAGAGCTTTAAAAGGTGTAAGAGAAGCTTTGGAGATATCAACAAAAGATCCATCGTTAGTTGGTTCGAAAGGTACATTCTCAAGAGGATTAAATATCGCTGGTGATGTAATAATGCAATATTTAGGTAAATCTAAATTTTCAGATTTAAGATCTGAGCTAGACGCAGGTAAAGAGCTATTTTTGAGAGAACAAAAACTTTTATTTGACGAAGGTAAAATTTCAGAATCAGATTATAATGATGCTATACAAAAAGGAGATTCTTTTTTTAATAAAGGACTTGAACAAATTAAACAAGGTCTAGCAGCAGGAGAAGGAAGTGATCTACAGCTACAAGCTAAACTAAGAACGATTGAGTTATTGACTTCTTATGCGTTAGCAAACATTTTAAAAGATAAAGATAGATTAGCAGTAAGAGATATTGAAAGAGCAGAAAAATTAACCAATCAATTTGGGCTGCTTACATCTCCAACTGATGTTATTTCAAGATATTTAGTTTTGGAACAACAGTTAGTAAACTCAATTCAAAACGATATCAAAGTAGCAGGAAACATTGGTATTATGCCAGAGGATATAATTAATTATGACCAAGCTGCTAAATTAACTAATTTTGATGCAGATAAAAAAAATGAAGAATTTAGAACAAATTTAGAATCAATAATTAAAGCAAATCCAGAAGTATTAAATGAGTTTATAGATAAATTAGGATTTGATAAACTAAAGGTAATTGAATAATGGATACTCAAGAATTACAGGATTTAATTAACAGTAATAGAATTGATTTAAGAAATCTAAATACTCAACAAAAAGTTTTTTTAGATACTTTAATTGGGGAAGGTGTAATCGAGAGTAAACCTTTAGATACAATGATCTACGAACAGAATGAAGCTGCTAAAAAAGTAGCTGAAGATAAGAATATGTATCA